TGACTTGCACTGAATTGCTGACGATCAGCCTTAATCACAGCTTGTAACGCTTTTATTTCTGCGTCGGCGTCGTCGGCGTTACGAACAAGATCGCTCGCGCTTTTGTACCGTAGCTCGGTGGCTGCATCAGGGACTGATCCACTGGCGGCAGCACTGGACACACTGGCGGCGAGTACGGGCGTACAGCTGAATTGGGAACGCAAGCGGAGAGTGCCAGCGTTAAGGCTAGCGATAGTGGCATCAGCAGCTTGTTTCGCATGGGCTTTGTCCTGTTCGTAGGTTTGGGTGATGACGGCCAGGTGCTGTGCATCGGCTTGTTCCTGAGCCCGAGCCTTAGCTTCGGATGATGCGAGTGCTTGAGCATCAGCGGACTTGATCGTAGCGACCTGAGCGGTGAGCACATTCTGCTCTTGGTGGTGGCCTTCGTAATAGCCCGCACCGGCTGCGCCAATGAGAAGCAACAGTCCTGCAAGGATGGTCCAAGGACTCATGGCGATACTCCCAATGCTTGTTTGGCTGCGGCCCACAGGCGTTCGCGATCCGCTTCGCCGGTAAGACCACCATTGATCACTCGCGTGATCTGCTGAAAGTTACCTGCATCGGCCAATTCATTCAGACCGTTCGTGCGCCACCACCACGCGGCGCTCAGTGCGGCCCATTCCGGGGAAGCGAGCAGAGCAGGATTAGCAGTGCAGTTAAGGCAAAGAGCGTCGCCCACAGCATTGTAATTGGCACGCCCGGTGATCTGAATGAGACCACGACCGCGAAACAGATACCCGTCACCAGATTGGATATTCCCAAGCTCAGCAGCTTTGGCGGAAGGTGGTTCATAGAGTTTCTGAGCATCGGTCGGTCCCCATAGTTCAGTTGTCCAGTTCATGCCACCCGACTCATGCCCTATCTGCGCCAGAAACGCGGCCTGACGCGCTGGCGAGTCGATCTGGTACTGAGACATGGCAGAGGTGATCGGAAGCGCCCACGCGCTCGAACGCGTCATCGTGGCCCCGGTACAAGCGGCTAAGGTCTCAGCGTCCATTACGGGTGATCCTCAGCGTCAGTTGGCGGCACATCAGCCGGTGGCTGTTTCAGCCCTCGCGCAATGATCGACGCAAAGGTACTTGCCACGGCCCCAGCGGAGCATGCGCTCATCGTCCACTGCGGTACATAGGCCACGAGCGCTGGATCGATCTGCTTGAAGCCTGCGTAGGCAGCGACTGTGCCGGAACATGCGGCGGATATGAGACCCCAGCGCACGGACCAGAAGCGCCACAGCTTGTGGATTTTGCCGTCCAGTTCATCGATCAGGTTCATGCCAGTTTCTCCGGCAGTTTGTGAATCTCGGCCAGCGCCCAGTTGTAGAGGGTGTGATCCGTGATGGTGACGCGGGTGATCAGCTTTCCGTTGAGCGTGCGCTCGCTGACCTGCGTCCCGGTTTGGAGCGCCAGCACGATAAAGCCGATATGCCGCACCATCGGATCTGGCGTCTTGAGCAATTCCAGCGCGTCAACGGTATGCTTACGTATGTCTTTGATGAACGCGTGAGGGGATTTACCGTCCCAATGGTCGACAAGATAGACGATGCCGTTTAGCGTCATCTCAAGCGTGGCTTTCTTCTTAGCGGTCATCGTGGCATCTCGCGGTGGCTGCTCGCTCAAGTTCGGTAACCCTGTCGGTGAGTTTGTCTAGCTCGCGGTCGCGAGCGTCTTTTTGTGTGTCAGCGGCAGCCGTGTGGCCGAGTGCTGTTTGAATGGACGTGAAGCACCAACCACACGCGCCGATGCAGATTGTCAGGACAAGAGCCTGGGGAAGCGTGACCGATGTTGGCTTCGTTTCCATAGTTATTCGAGAGCAGCCGCAACAAGAAACGAACCTGTCACGTTGGCGGAAAGGGACGCCATTACACTGCCTGAGCCATTCGTAAGCGGAATGTCTAGACCGTCCATAGCTATACAGGGAAACGGTTGCGCTGCAGTGCTTGTAGCTGTTGGTAAAACTGCATTAACCACCGTATTTCCGCTTCCATCTTTTATGGTTAACGTGACCGATCCCGCTGCTAGAACGACCTGATTGCTTACCACATACAGTGATCGAATAAAGGTTCGTATAGAACCAGCCAGCGTAACGGGCGTAGTGCTGTTAACGACCACACTATTGACGATAGTGGCCGTTCCGATGGTTTGTATAGGTGCTTGGTCAGATGCGATGACAACCGGAATGGAGCTTGCGCTGACTTTCGAACCAAGCGAGACGGCACTTCCGGCAACCTGCGTAATGTTAAACGTCCATGGCCCGCTAGCCTGCGTCACCGCGCCGATGGTATTGCTGCCGGCTGGCAATGCAGGAAGCGATGTGACGCCCACAGTGCCGATTGCCGCTGATCCAGCGCCTAAAGTCACGTTCCATGCGCCTGACTGCGTGACGGCGTGTGTGTTGACTGTCAGCGTATTCGTCACGAAGGCATTGACGCCTTGAACTGCGACAGCGCCCGGTGACGTTCCGTAATTAGACGGAGCGCCAAGTGTGGAACCGGCTAGCTGTGTAAGGTTTTGTGCTTGTGTTGCCGGAAAGTTGCTGACGCTTACCGCAACGGTTCCGGCGATGCTGACAGGCTGCGTGGCTTGCCAGAACGTACCGCTAACGGGCTGTGTCGTGGGTAGATTGGTGATGAAGGCGTTTACGCCTATCACCGCTTCGCCCGTAGGCGCCGTGCCATATATCGTCGGCGAACCCAGCGCTACGGTATTCCATTCCGTGACATTGACGTTTCCGCCACCTCCGCCACCTCCGGCAACGATGTTGGCGTTGACGTTGAGGACTTGCGCACCGGTTGCTGGGGCCGTTCCCCACGCGGTAGGTCCGGCCAGCGCGCTTCCATCCAGCTGCGCTAGGTTGACGTTCTGATCTGCGGGAAAGTTGCTGACCGAGACGGGCTGTGTCGTCGTTCCGGTAGGGTCGATGCGTAGTGGTGCACCCGATGTACCGACCGCGTTTGTACCGTTGCTCAACTCAACAGGCCACGGTGCAGTGATGGCGGCGGCTGTTCCTTGATTTGCCGTCAGCGTGCCGCCTGTGACCGTGACGTTACAGAGAAAATTTCCCTTGTTGTCATTGACCCTCCACTGGCCGTCATAGAACAGATGAGAGCCTGAAGCAAGGGAATAGCTAAGAATCTCATGCGCCGTTCCGCTACGCACCAAATTAACCGTGATGATGCGTGTAGCTGTATCAGCATTCGGAATACTTATCTGGCTCACCAGTCGCTCAACGCCCGCAGCAGGCGATCCGACGAATGTGACTGGCGTTACACCGTTTGTGCTCGATGGAAGATTTCCACCATTGCCACCTTGGTCAACGTACGAAGCATTGATCGGAAGCTGATTGGTAGGCGCTGCGTCGAGCACCACCTGAAGCTCATCGGTACTGGCTAGCTGAATAGGCATTAGCGTGTCGCCATGAGATAGAAGAGGTCAGCCTGGAAAGAGACGACGCCGTTAGACGCCGCGTTTATATTGATGCTCCCCGTCTTAGAGAAGGCTCCTAGCATCGGCTGCCAGCCTTTATTTCCTGCATCGTCGGTGCCGTAGAAAGAGGTTTCTGCGGGTGATTGCTCGTCGTTGACGAGAGAGATCGTGATCACGCTTCCAGGGGTAGCGGCACCGGCCTGTGCAATCGACATCTGGCTTTGCAGACTAAATCCTGCGGGGATCGCATCGACTTGCGCTTGTAGCGCATCGATCTCATTTTGCAGCGTCACATAACCGTTGGCTGCAATGTTGAGATTGGATAAGTAGCGATACCAAGGCGTGCTGAAAAGTCCGCCCGCTACTACCGCTGGTTGCGAGGCGAGCGGGAGCTGGATATTGGCCATGGCTTACACCGCCGACACGATGCCGATAGCGATCCAGTCAAACGTCACTTGGTTGTTGATCGCGCCGCCAGCGCTGGTATTCACAGCATTGTTGAAGAAGGCGCTAAAGCCAGTGGTGCCCGCGCCGATGACGGCTGCTACCGGAATGCCTGCGGAGGCAGCGGTATTAGTCGTGGGGGTGATGCACACATAAGGCGTAGCCACAAATGCCTTGGGAAATGTCACGGATGCGGAAGTCGATGAACCACCCGACGCTGGCGCACTTCCGCTGCCAGCTTGGATCGACAGAACAAGTGCGCCGGACGATCCACTGGTCAGATCGCCGTAAAGATTGCCGCTGTTCTCTACGACATTGATATCAGGCTGCGGGATCGTCAGTGTCGCCCACGTCGCTGCACTGCCATTGTTGGTGAGGTATTTCCCGGACTGTCCGGTCATCGTTGGAATTTGCGCGATGGCTTGCCAGATCAGGTTAGAACCGTCATTCGTCAGGAACTCCCCTTCCACCAGCGATGGAATGGATTGTGCCGATCCACCCGGAATTTCGACGTTGTCATAGGTGCCAAGGACGTTTCCGTTCACATCTTCAATCACGACGCGGTAATTGCCGTTCATCCAGATGTCGGCTTCGGGAACACCCGCTGAGTTCAACTGGACCGGGTTCGGGTTTTCCGTGGTGAGCGACGAATCGGTGTACGTCGCCTGCGGTGTACTCGTACCGCTTTCATAGAAAAAGAGTTGGCCTCCCGCCAGCACCTTCAAGGCGCTCTGATAGAGGAACTGAAAATAGGGCGATACGAAGCGGAAAGGCTGGCTCATGCCGCTTTATAGCGGGCGGCTTGAATACGCGTCGCGCCCTTACTTGAGGCTGGGAATCCAGCCTAGACGGAAGAAGACATAGCGAAGAAGGGCGAAGAACGCGAAGGTTAGGATGAAGCGCACTACGCCAGAGGAAATACGCCAGCGACGGACTAGAAACACGCGGTATTCAGCGGTTTTGTAGGCGGTGATGAGCGGTGCATCCATGCGCGCACTGTATCACTGCTGGGTGGCAGGAGCCTGCATCGGAGGATTGATCGCGTACTGCGAGGCGGCGATACCGAGCGCATTGGTCGTCGGAGATGCAGCCACACCCTGAGTCTGGCCCAACGCGTTGTACATCGCACGACTGCGTAGGAGCGCCTGTAATGCCCGACCGGTGCCAAGGGTAGCTGCCGTAGCACCTACTGCAGCGGGACCGCCTACCAGTGGCGCGCCAGACGCCACACCACCCATCGTCTTGATAGCATCCAATGCATGCGAACGTATAGCTGTGCCGGAGTCGGGAATCTGCTGCTTGAGGAAGCGCTGACCGATAGCCGCCAAGTCAGCCAGATCACCGCGCGTGCCTTGCGCTACCGCATTCTTGCCGACGCCGTTGGACGTGACAGCGCCCATCAATGCCCCAGGTGAGATGTTGCCATCGTTACCCGATGCCTTAGCGACCAGCGGAGTAAGCGTCTTGATGTTCTGCCACGTCCCGCGTAGATCGCTCAAGGCCGACTGGTCAGCGGGCGACATGGACTGCTGCATACCATCGCGCAGCGCATCCTGCATCTCTCCGGCCCAATAGGCTTTCTGCCCACCGCCCTGCTGCATCTTACCGAGCAGCGTATCGATGGTCTGGAAGTTGCGCCCCGGCAATGTGCCGTTACTAGCTTCCTTGGCAACGCGGTCGAGCACGCCATTCAAGGCCTGCCCGCTATCCGGCCCATCTACCTGTTGCGCCTGATTGGCGACATCTGTCAGGTTCTTGAGCACCTGTGGCGTCACATTCATGTTGTTGCGTGACCACAGATCATTGAAGCCTTGGGAGGCTTTTTGCACGGCCTGCTGGAACACATCCGGCGTGATGGCCTTGGGCGCATCGTTGGTAATGGGATCGGCGAGACCGATGGTGCGCGCGACAGCCTGATTGAACTGACCTTGCTGCTTAGCGGCAGCGGACGCGGCTCCGCTAAATGGCAATTGCGAAGTGACCGAATTGGCGACTTTGAGCGGCACCGAATCGGACACTTGCGGGGCATTCAAGTCGATGCCGAGTTGCTGAGCACGCTGAGCAAGCTGAGCCGTTTCCGGCGACATATTTCCCGCAACCGTTCGTAGGATTGCACCAGGCGCACCGGTAACAGCGGGAATCGCACCACCGGTCACCGCGCCTAAACCGATCTGCTTGAGCTTCTGATCCACATAGGTCGGCGCAGCGGTCTTGTTTTCAGCCACGTCATTGAGGGTCGTCTGACCTGAACCGGTCGGCGTGGAGACGGGCTGGGTTGCCGCGATAGCGCCTCCTGTCAGTGCACCTTGGCCGATCTTGCCAAGGTAGGTCGTAGCCTCCGGAATGTACCCAGCAGCCTTTGCCTCGCCGATACCAAGCATCCATGGCAGTATTTCGCTCGTGGTCGCGCCAGCAATAGACGACTTATTGGTCGGAGTAGTGGCTTGGTACTGCGCCTCACGCTGCGCCACGTTCTGGTTAATGCGCTGCGCGGCGGCATCGTCAAGCTGCCGTTCCTGACTCGTTGCCGGGAGTAGGGAATCCGCGATCTTCGACGCGGCATTCGCACCGAGCTGTAAAGCGCCGACCGGAATGTTCGCAAGGTGATGCGCTGCGGCATTGCCGTAGTCCTGCACGGATTGCAATGCGGTATCGAGCATTCCGGGAGTGGGCGCTGGACCGGCTGCCGAATCTTGCGAGCGAGCAATCTGCACCTGTTGCTGGACCGCTTGGTCGAAAGGTGTAGACGCTGTGGCTGCCTGTGCTGGCGCTGGCGCGCCAGCGGCATCGAACTGGTCAAACGGGTTGCCTGATGCTGTCGGTGCTCCCTGCGCGCTTACGGGGGCACCTTGCGCGTCGAACTGATCGAAGGGATTGGAATTATCCGCCATTGGCTGTCAGCGCAGCACGCGCCGCTCCGGGTCCGTATTTGGCATCGAAGAATTGAGCGAGCGCCGGATTCTGGCGCAAGTGAGCCACGGCGGCAGGTGGAGGGGTTCCACGTGGAACGCTAGCACTCATCGGCGCTTGCCCCGGTAGGGATCGCTGAGGGGCGACCGGTTGCGCAGCCTGCGGTACGGATGGCGGGGCGGCAGGTTGAGCTTGTGGCTGAGCCGGTGCGGCCTGACTGGTTCCGTCTGGACCGCCGTCGATCTTAGCCAGCGAATCCAGCGCCGATTTGGTTTCCGGCGACACGACGGCCAAGGGCTTGCTCATCGACCCCATGCCGTTGTCGTACTTGTCCTGCATGATGCCGATGCGCGAGCGCACCAGATCGGAAATCGAGGATAGGGCCGCCTGTTTCTGCGCCGTCGAATTGTTGCCGTTGAGCACGGCCAGCTGATCATTCAGTTCAGCCAACGTGCCCCCCGACTGACCGGCGAAGACTGCACGCGCTTCATGGGCGACGGCGTTGGCTTTGGTCTGCCATGCGGTGAGCTGTCCATTCATCGGGTCTTCCAGTGTGTTCACCGCAGCGTTGTAGGCATGCCCGATCACTGGAATACCGGAACCTGCCAGCTGCGGAATCATGTCGTTCAACTGCTGCGCGTGGGCCGCAAACTGATTCAGGCTGGTGAGGTTCTTGGCATCCGCACCGGTCGTGAAATCCTGCTGGGTCTTCAGACGTGTGTGGTAATCACCCTCTTGATAGCTTGGGTCGAACTGCGCCACAGCCTTGTCAATGTCGGTCGAATTGAGCGTGCCGGCGCTTGACTTATAGATGCGCGGCATGGAGATGTTGCCCGAGGCAATACCTGCAATCAGGTTGCGCAAGCCCACATCCGGAATCGATTGCAGGTAGGCATTCCCGGTCTGTGACGGATCGCCGACGTTCTGCACTTCCTGTTTGTTGGTCTTGTCAGCGGGGCCGCCTGGGATCGCACTGAGCGACCCGTCCGGGTTATAGCGGTAGCCGGATGGAGCCTTGTCGCCTTCCTTCGCAGATTGACCGAAAGCAAGCGCTTGAGGACCGTTCGGACCCTGACCGCCCATTGCCGCCTGCACGGCGCCGGGACCGGCGTTATAGGCGGCTAGCGCGAGGCGAGGGTCTTTGAACTGCGTCAGCAACTGGTTCAGGTATTGACGACCTAACTGCACATTCGTGGCCGGATCGGTCAGGTCCACGTTCTGTGGTGCGCCGATACTTGCCGCCGTGGCAGGCATGAGCTGCATGAGGCCCACCGCGCCCTTATTCGACCGCGCGCGCGGATTGCCGCCCGATTCCTGCGCAATCACAGCGTTGACCAACGCATCGGAAGCCGTGCCATCAGGATTCGTTGGGGATGCGCCGTTGAGTTTGGCGAGCACGCTCGGCACATATTGCTGCGTTTCGGCGGCAAGTTGTCCTGCGCCGGGTGTTGCTGGCTGCGCGCCGCCTTGACCGGCTGGACCCATGATTGGCTGGAAGGGCTTGCCGGGAGCTACCCATCCGCCCTGCATGATCGGATTGCCTTGGGAATCGACCTTGCCGGTCGGTACTTCCTTATAGACTGGCGCAGCATCGGGAGCTGGTTGCCCCTCTTTTGCCATGCCGAGCAGTTGCTGCGAATTGGAGATTTTCGCTAGCGCAAGGTTGACCGCCGTATCGGTGGGCAAGCCCTTGTAGGGGGACGTATCAACACCCGACGCATCGGCCTGCTGTAAGACTTTTTGCCATGCAGCATCCTTGTCGGGACCATCTGGCATGGAGCCAATGGCAGCGGCGGTCTGCGCGACGCCCTGAAGCTTCTGCGCGGCCATGCCCTGCTGTTGAGCCTCGAGCTGTTGGAACTCGGCCTGCTGCTGCTTGGCGGCATCCGGACTGATCGCGGCCATCTGCTTGAGCAAGTTGGTCTGCTGCGTCGGATCGGTCATGCCAACAGCGGAGCTAGCGAGCTGGTTCAGCTGCTGCGTGTTGTCCTGATTCTGCTGGTTCTGGCCCAGCGCTTCCCCGGTCGCATACGCACCGAGCGCATTCTGCGTGTAGTTGGGAATCTGCGGCATTGCCATTGTGTCGTAAGCCATGACGCAATCCTTACTGAATGGGTCCAAGAACATTAGTTACTTGGGTGGGAGTCTGGAAGCCACCGCCCAGACTGCCGAAGCCATTTATACCGCCATAGTTTCCGTAGTTGCTGAAGTCACTGATGCCACCCGTGGGCACCATGCCGGGCATCTGACCGCCGTAGGCGTTGCCATAGCCGAGCGCCGACGAGATACCGTTTGTCGCTTGGCCCAAGCCATTCATCCAGGCATTCGCGCTGTTGATCTGACCCGTGCCGTAGGCGTTTGCGCCATTCATGAGGTCTTGCCCGGAGGTCGATGCGGCGTTCTGTCCAAGTGCGCCGGTGCCGCTGGCTGCATTCTGACCTTGATTGGCGAGTGTGTTCAGCTCGCCGGTATAGGCGCCAAGCTGCTGAGAGGCCATGCCTTGTCCATAGTTCACCAGGTCTTGACCGTAGCCACCGGCAAAGAGATTGCCCTTCGCCGCCGCGCTCGCATCCAGCGCGTTTTCACCCTGATTGAAGGCGAACTGATAGTTCGGCGAGTTCGTCAAGACGGAGTAGTTCGGCGCACTGCCATTCAAGCCGTAAAGCGACGAGAGGGCGCCAAGCGCATTCTGCCCCGTCTGCATGTAGGGCTGTTCATTGGCCTGCGTCTTGTTGAACATCGCCATCTGATTGGCGGATGCTTGATTAGCCGCGGCTTCCTGCGCGCCTGCTGCACTCGATGACGCACTGGACGACATGGCCGAACCCGCGATGCCAGCGACTGCCGTTCCGATGCCGATGGCTGCTGCGACCATGTCTCAATCCTCTAAAAGCTTCGTAAAAACGATCTCAGTGCGGTTGTAACCCAGAGCCTCAAACAAGGCCGAATGGTCAAGATGGCACTTCGTTGCCGTGAAAATCTTCTGTACGCCACGCTGTTTCAGACTCTTTTCGACGAAGCCAAATAACGCTGCGCCGGTCCCTGCATTCCTGAAAGCCGGATCGAGGTAGTAGATGTCCGTGTATGCCGTCAAGCTGTCGGCATAATGGAAATGAGGCCGCACAAACCCGAGCCAGTATCCGATGATGACGCCTTGGTGTCGCGCCACAATGATGTGCAGCGATCCGGTCGCATCCTGCTGATCGAACTGGCGGTAATCGACCTTGAGCGGAATCTCGGCCTGATTTATCGCGACCTCTTTCCAGTGCTCGATCCAAAGCGGGGCGGCTTCGATCTTGAAGCGCGACCACGGCTCAACCATGAACGTCACTTCTGGTTTTGGGACTGTGACGGACGCTGTACCCGTGGACACTTTTTTGTGCTTACGGGTCATCGTTTCCGCCCAGCGCCTCGCGCATCAGTGTCTCGAACGGCTCTTCGCCCGGTTCAGCGTTGAAGTAGGTTTCGGTGCTCATCGGCTTGTCCTGATATCGACAATCATGTGGATGCGGTCATCGGCTGACCCATTGAATACGGCATGCTCAAGCGCATTGTTGAACCAGAAAACGCTTCCTTCTTCCCAGTAGCATTCCTCTTCGCCGCACCGAAAGACAACGCCCGGTCGGGAATAGAGCACAAGGTGAAAGCGGGAATAGTAGGCCGCGTGTTCGGGCGTGTCGGCGTGCGGGTAGATGCGACCACCCGGGCGAAGCTTGTTCAGCATCACGCGGCCCAAGCGCTCGCCACCCACGTAATGCATGAGATTCATCACCAGCGGACGCGCTTCGGTGAGTAGTTTGTACGCCGGGTAATCGATCGATTCGTGTGGGTCGTATTTGGACAAGTGGTCCTGAAGCTCTTTCTCGGTCTCGTAGACGCCTTTGACCGGGAACCGAAGCATGATCGATTCCATATCCGCGAACGGCCCTTGTGGGTAGTCGCGCAGATACGTGTCCTCTTTCCACAGTTCCGGACGCCGATTGATCGCCAGCATAAGCGGCTTGGTGTCGATGCCGGTAAAGAGGCGCTGGAAGTTCTTCATTGCATGATGCCTACTGCGCCGACGATGTCGCGCTGTACGGGTGAGGAAATGCCGATCTCGAAGACGCGATCACGGAAACGGCCTAAGCGATTGAACGTGGCGCGAACGGCATATTGAAGCGGAACTTCGACCAGATTGGACCATGTCGTGCCGTAATCGTCGGAGTAGCGCAGCCACACCGAGGCATCTTGGCCCACTGCTGCCACGTTGGTCTGCATGATCAGCTCCATCGCCGACATGCGCACCCAATTCTGATTGGCGTGCATGTAAGGCATGCGACGGCGCGCGACCAGCGGTGCACCCGCTTCGGTGTAATTGGTCCAATCGACCTGATAGATGTTCCCGTTCTGGAAGTCGCCCGCGATCTGCAGGTTGTTGGAGGCCGCGATATCGGAGACGCGCCAGCGGTTGAGACCTACCGATTCGCGGCGGTGCCATTCGCCGGAATTGATGTCATAGCCCCACGTAAAGCCATCCGGGAAGGTTAGGTAATAGACCTTGTGACCTCGGTCATTCCAGACAAAGGCAAAGCTTTGCGCTTTGTTGCATAGCGCAATCTGCTGTTCAATGGCGAAGGTGGAAACGCGGCTCGGCACATAGCCCATGCAGGCATACACGACGCCATCATTGCCAAGCCATAACATCGTGTTATCGATCAACTGCACCGAAAAGGTCGAGGCGCATCCGATCTGCATCGTCACCCCTTGCTGAGGCTGAAACAGGATGTCAATCGCTCCAGCGTCGACGAACGGCTCTACGATGCGCGAGCCGAATGCCCACACCTCATCATGGTTGACCTTGAGCGAAAGGAGGGGGCCGGGTGAAATCGAGGCTTCGTAGGTGTTCTGCGCCTGATATGTCGTCGCATCGGCAAGATTGGAGTTGAACCAGAACTGGCCAAACGGTTCGACGCCGATGATGTAGTCATCGATGTAATCCAGCCGTAGCGCGCCGGGCCAATTCGGGTCGGTGATCTGGCTGAAAGTCGCGGTGGCTGTGTTGTAAATCCAGCCATCCGTGCCGTTGCCCGCAATGACGACTTCATAGCCGCCCGCGATCTGGTTGTGCGCCATGGTCACGCGAGTGACGCCGGGAACTGCACCTAAAGCGGTATACGTGCCTGCGGCGATGTTGAGCTGATATAGCTCCTGGCCGTTCACCGCAAAGAGATTTCCCTCTGCATCATGCAATCCCCGATTTGGGAAGGTGGGGAGTGTGACTTTGGTGGTCAGCCCCGGTGCGCCGCGTAGTAAGCCTTCCGAGCGCTGATGGGCATCGGCCGCTGGTTCGACCAGATAGTTCACGCAGTCTTGCAGATCGAACGGACGCGCCAGATCGGTGAAAGCCCCACCGATAATCGGAAGCGGACGACGCTGCGGCGACGGCATCAGCGCCGCCACGTATCAGTGAGGGTGTCGTACTTGCCGGAACGGAAGCCTAGCGGTGTATCCAGCGTCTGTTCTAGCGGCATTTCCACCACGCGATCACGCAAGAGATTGCTCAGGCCTTCGGTCGCCATCGCGGCTACAGTCTGAGAGGGTTCGCGGTCGTACTGCGGCGCAAGGCGCACGGCGAGGTTGTATTCGACCGTTTCCAGGATTTCTTCCGGCACGGTGAGCGTGTCGGTGGGATTCCAAACAGGCGTCCAGCCAATCGCGGTGCCGTCTGCTTCCCAGCGCTGCATCATGCGGTTGATCGAGATCGTGCCGTCGCGAATGTCGTCCGCTGTCGGTGGTTGCCGTGCGTCGAGCACAGCCAAGAGGCGCAAAGAGCGGCTGACGACTTCGAGGACGGTGGCCATGGGCGGGATTAGGGCATAAAAAAAAAGAGGCGTCCTGCCCGGACGCCTCGGCACACTGCGTTGTCGGAAAAGGGTTACTGCGGTAGCGCACCATACGATTTGAGAGCCGCGACAATGTCGCCGATGGTGTAAGCCGTGGTGCCAAGCCCACCGTCGAACGTGGTGTCGACGTGCACTTCAGCGCCGGTGCCCACAGTAGGCGTGTCAGTAACTCCGGTTGGCGCTGCCGGTGCAGTCACAGGCATGACGCCAAAGAGGCCGACTTTGTCGGTGGATTGCGCACCAAGAAGCACACCATCAGCAGCGCCTGCGCCGGGGACGCAGACATCGAAGTGACGGTCAGGAACGTTCTGGTTTGCCGTGGTGGCCTGATAGGTCGGAACGACAGGGTTAGTCATGGAAATGTCCTCGAAGCTTGGGAAGAACTCGCCCCGAAGGGCGAGCGCTCAGGTTAGATCAACCCCGATCAGCTCGGAGGGGTGAGAGTCAGCGAGTTCGCGACACGGGTCGCCAGCTGCGGACGGATCACGTTACCGCCCCACAGCACGTCCACACGGGCCAGAAACTCATCGTTGCGGGTGTCGAAGTCATGGATCACACGCAGCGAGATGCTTTCGAACATGCGGCGTGCAGCGTCTTTCTTCGGCGGAATCGGCAGATCGGCGGTCACGAACGTGAAGAAGTCGCGTGTGTAGGCCAGATTGATGCCGTAAGTGGTCGCTGCGCCGGCAGGCAGCAGGATCGGTGCGTTAGCGGCAGGCGAGCCTGTCACGTTCTGCTGAGCACCCGAAGGTGTCAGCGCGGGACTGATCTGAATCGTGGTTGTGCCCGAGGCTGCCGAAACAACCGCCGACGTCACCACGAACTGCGCCAGATAGCCCAGGTTCTGCTTGGTCTGCGCATGTACGGCATTCACACCGGTGAAGGTGATGATGTCGCCAGCATTGAGCACCGGCTGCGAAGCGGTCCAGCCAGAGGTCACGATGGACGAACCGGACTGGTTACCGCCCGAGACAATCGGCGTACCGGCAAAGGAGCCAGTCGTGTGCGTCGGCATGACGGTCGAGGCCGCCCAGTCGAAGCCCGTCGCATAGCCCATGCGGCCTTCACGGTACTGCTCGGCAATCTCTTCGACGGAGTTGAAGAGGCCAGCCAGTGCCGGGATGATCTGCACTTCCGCTGCCGTGCCGAGCAGCATGTTGCGGTCGCCGCGCGGGGCGAGCTGATCGTCCAACAGCTTCTTGGCGTACTGCGTGTAGTACAGGCTGTTGAGCGCGCCTGCCGGGTTGCCGGTTTCGCTGTTGACCGCGATGTAGGCCTGGGCCATCAACGTCGCTTCGATGGTCACGGCCAAGTCGGCCATGCGCTGATTGAGGTAACGCTCGGCAATCTCATCGATGTCCAGCGCCAGTTCGGCTGAGCTGTAGCCCAAGTCGATACCGGACTGATTGGCGATGATGACCGGCGTGGTCACGTCCACCAGCGGATCGGGCTGCATGACCTTGCCCTGACGCACGGTGCCGTGTTGAGGCACGCGAACGCGCAAGGTGTCGCCGATCTTGCCGCCGGTACGCGCGAACGAATCGTCGTACTCGCGATTGATGGTCGGGATGAAGGTGAGTTTTTCGGTGAGTATCTGGAGTGCCTTGTCGGCAACCAGTTCGGTAGTGACTAATGTATTTGACATGGGTCGCGTCCTGAAGAAAGGCGCGCGTGCGGATTACCGCCTGCGACGCCTGTTTCTGTCGCCCTGACGCCATTTCGCAATCCGTTCGGCGGTGGAAAGCCCTGCATCGGTCGCAGACCGAGTCGGTGCTCCACCGGCATGAACTGTCGCGGGCGGCGCGGGTGCCTTGGTGACCTTGCGCGCTGGCGGAGCAGGAGGGGCAACTGGATCGTCGTCGTCTTCGTCGTCCAAAGCATCGTCATCGGCCGCTGGCGCAATCTTGAGCTTGGACTCCAACCGGTCGAGCGCGATAGCGCGGCGGTGCGGAGGAAGCTGGGAGATGGTTGCGGCCTCATCCAGATGCTCAGCGAGGTAATACGCAATTTCCGGACCCTTTTCGGATTCGGTCACGAAGTCGATCATGTCGGGGCTGTAATTGATGGGCGACTTGTACGCCTTGTCAAAGTAGTCCGGATGATCGGCGGCGAACTGCGTTTCACGCTCACGGAGCGTCGTCATACGCTTGCGCTTTTCGGTTTCGACGGCTTGGCGTTTCGCCTTCTCGTCGCGCTCGGCTAAGGCTCGTTCCACCTTCCAATCGGAAAGGGCTTCGAGGTACTTCTCCGTATCACCACCGAATTGCTCAAACTTCGGACGATCTGGTGTGTTCGATGCAGCGGGCGGCGGGGTCGGCGCGGGGGCTGGCGCTTCGGCAGGTGGTGCCGTGCGTTGGCCTTCCAGTGCGGCTAGCTTGGCTTCGGCAGCGCTCGCGCGCTCTTGGGCCTGCTTTTCCCTCTTCGTCAGCTTCCCGATTTTTTTGACGTACCAGTCCGGGTCTTTCCCGGTCAGGTCGTCCGGCTGTCGTGAGCCATCACCGGCACTTTCGCCGTCGTCGCCTGCTGGTGTCGCTGCGGGAGTCGCCACCGGAGCGGGAGTTGGTGCAGGGGAACCCGAACTCTTGTTGCGAGCTTCCCGCTTGGCTTCGGCCTGTTTCTTGATGACTTCGACGTCGGCTTGCTTGACGCCTGTATCGACAGGTTTCGCTTTGGCGGGTGCTTGCGTTTGATCAGTCATGGAATGCGCACATGGCAACCGGGGATGCACCCCGTAATGCGGCACACCCTAGAGGCTGATGCAAGAGGCTGTCGCGCCCGATCAGACCTTGAGGCGATCCGTGGCGCACTCGAATAACGCACCCACCGTCTGTAAGCGCGAGAGTGATGTACTTCCAACGACCGCGTAACCGGCGCCTATTTCCACAATGCCAAAGAACGAATCGATCTCGCCGCGCTCGGCCTGATCGGCCAGATCACGTAGCATCTTGGCACATTCCTGCCGCGCTTCTGTTTTTTGATTCTTGATCACTGCCAGTGTCATAGCTGTGCCGGTGGTGTCAGCGGAAGCGTGGCATTATTCGGGGGCTGCGGAACGGTTGGATCAGGCGCGAGCGGCGGAATCTTGCTGATCGCATGCGCCTCTTCCTTCGCTGTCACAGCGGTTAGATGCGCCATTTCAAGCGGCGCATTCTGCGCGATCTGCTGCGCCTCGATGTGCGTCTTGCCCGCTTCGGCCATGGTCTTCTGCGCCTGCGCTTGGGTGAGTTGAACCTTGCTCATAACCATCGGGTTCGGTTTCTGTGGAGGCACAGGAGGATCGCCGGGATTCGGCGGCAAGACACCCTGCTTGACCAGCATCATGCGCGCCGCTTCCTTGATGTCGTCCATGTCCGGCACGTCGATATAGCGCGCGTAACCGTACTGCATGAGAGGCTGGAACGGACCAGGAACCTGAGCCATCTGCGACATGGCCTCAGCGGCCTCCATACGCTGGGTCGTGTAGCTCGGACCCACATCGACGACGATGTCGAACTTGCCTATAGAAAGGTCATTGACCGTCACCCATTCCTGCGTATCCGGGTCTTGGATCGCATGGTTGATCTGGATGATCTTCTGCGCGCCATCGGCCCCAATGATGCGAATCTGGCGTTCGGTGTCGTACACCAGCGGGATCAACTCGTTCAGAATCTCGCCTTCGTACATCTTCGCCTTGGCAAAGTTGTCGGTGTACTGGAAGTTGGAGATGCCACCCTGACGGATACGGGCATTGATGGCGACACCGGCTGTCTCGTTGCCATTGCGACCTGCTGCCGCGTCATAGACGCCAGACGTGGACTTGAGGTCCGACTGCGACATTTGTGCGGCTTCGGCCAAGCCCTGCGGGAAGAATGGCGGCTGCGCACGCTGCGGCATCCCACCTTGAGGCATCTCTGGCACGTAGTTGTAAAGCAGCACGGGCGTGTCCGAATGGCCCATATCCTGATACATGCGCTCGTAGCCCTTTATCGCCTGGATGGCGGCCATCAACGGCTGCTTAGGCTGCTTGGCGATCACTTCCACCATCGTGGAGCGTTCGTAGTTGTACAAGCGCTGCGCATCGCGCTGGAAACGAACCTCACCGCACCAGATATCACGGCCTTCGACGCGCGTCAGATTGCCCCATACCGGAATGATCGGGATGTTGCGTCCCATCCATTTGGCCGTCTTTTCCAGGATTTCCGAGCCAGAGACCACGCAGGAATACACGTCGTAGGTATCGACCTCTCGCGTGCGCTCTACGGTGACGCCCTCAGCTTTCAGGCGGTCAAGGTAAGGGTCCGTGTCATCGGCGTTGACGGTTGAGCCGTCGCTCATCAGGTAGAGCTTGACGGTCGTCGGTTCCTTCCACCAATACTCGGCGATCCTGACTTTCTGCTCGCCCCACCAGTCATTCCAGTCCCATTCGGAACCTTGCTGACCGGCGGTGAAGCTCACAAGATCGGCATCCGGATACAACTGCTTGAAGAAGCTTCGCGGGATTTCCTTAAAGATGAAGCAGTAGCGCGCGTCCTTGCGGTCGAAGCGCTTTGCCGATGGATCGAACATCACTGAGAACGGGTCTTCGATGGTCTCGATGCGTATTTCCTGATCGAACGCGTCGTCATCGCACCATTGCGTCTTTATGCGGTAGCAGCCAAAACCGCCCTTGACCGCGAAGTCGAACGCGGTGTCATAAGCGTTATCGGCAAAGCTGATCGCCTCGATATTGCGGATAATGCCCATCCGAATCTCGGCATCGTCTTCCGTAGCATCCTTCAGGGCGCGAATCTTGATCGCCGTTCGGTTCTGGCGCTGCTCGTTGGTGATCTGCTGGATGTTCTTGCGGACCTGATTGAACTCGTAGCACGGGCGATCCTTGCGCAAACCGCGCATGTGATCGTCCCATTGATGCCCGGGAATGTCGCAGAACTTCACGTCCTCAATGGCGTCGCGGTACATGTCCCGATGCGTGTCAAAGCACCAGTTCGCGCGTGTGCGCATCTCGGCCAGGAATTCATCGACCGTTTTGCCTTCCGGTAGACCAAAGGTCGCCGAATCTTCGTCGTCGTAAGCCAAGGTATCCATTACGCAAACTCCGATTGGAAGGTCAGGACCACGGGCACATCGTCCTCTTTAGGCCATTTGAGCGTTAGGCGTTTGTCATCGATATCGGGCTCCGCAATACGTGACAGCGCGTCGAGCATGTCGTCATGCACGGGTACCGGGAAGGCCTTGTATTCCTCTTGCAGGAAGAGGTGAACGAGGTCTTCGGTAACGCCTTGGTAGTTGGTGCGGTGAAGCGTGTGCGGCAGATAGATGCGACCGGCTTCAAAGAGCGGAATAAGGCGCTTGATGCGGTCGATCTTGGATGTGGCCCCGCCCATCTCGATGATGTCGAAATGGTAGGTTTCGGTCTCCTGCACCGTCTTGATGTGCTCGATATCAGCCATCATGCCGTACTTCTCATAACGCACCTGATACGGACGCCATTTGCGGTGCAGCGACATCAGCGTCTTGGCGCGCTCAGTCAGGTTCAGACGATCACGGATCATGTCCACGATGTAGTAGTTCTGATCCGCGCCGAGTGCCACGACCCACATCGAGGTGTAGTCGTTGGTCTTGCGCTTGCCGCTGGCCGGATCGACCAGCAGATACTTGACCGTATCCGAAGCAGCATTGCCCGAGAACTCGCGCAGCCATTCCTCGCGGAAGCCTTGGGTCTCATCGCCCTTGGGGTTTTGCAGGAACTGGCAACTGAAGATGTACGGCCCCTGCTCGGCGCGCTTCTTATGCAGGTCGTCTCGCGTCAGGAGTACCGGATTGCCATCAACCGAACCGTCTTCCGTGGCCGCATGGATGCGCGGTGTGGCGGTCTTCGTATCCATCACGTCGCGGTAGGAATCGTTGAAGTGATAGCGCGTTCCGATGAAGCGCTTGTGGCCGCCCTGCGAACCCAGGTTGTAGCTAAGCTTGAGCGAGGACGTCGTTTTCTCGATCATGTCAGGCGAGGTCACTGATTCCTTAGTGACGACGTCGTCGTAGATGAGGTAGGTGAAGTGCTTGGAGGTAGGCTGGCCGTCGACCACGCCCCACGCCTCAATCGTGGCTTCTTTCGGGTTGGATTTGCGCTTGACTATGATCCCGTCGTCTTCGGACCACTTCGGCGCTCGGCGCGGGTCGCTCCACAAGATGTCCGGGAACAGGTCTAACAGGATCGCATTGCGCTCAAACTCCTGTTTGATCTGGCGAAGAAAGCCTTTCGCAATCGGTCGCGTGTGACTGAAGATGCCGAACGTGGGTTCGATGCCTTCCCATTCTGGCAACGGATCATCGCCGTGACTGGCAAGGATGTCCTGAATGGTCTTTCCAAAGGTGATGATGGTCGACTTGTAGTGCTCGCGCGCCCACAAGTCCAGATAGTCATCCGGATGGACTTGCACCTCTTCGCAGCGCTCGCGCAGCCATGGTCGATTCATGTCGCGACGACCCAAAATCTCCGTCATCAGGAAGAACAGATCGGTCCGTGCTAGATAGCGCCGCTCATGCCGCGCGACTTGCTCGCTCAACATGTAGACCTCGGTCAGTTCTTCGGCGGTCAGACTCATGCTTGCTGCGCCGTGAGGATCGTTGGGCCAGACATCGTCGGGAAGATTTCCCCAAAGAAGTACGGTGCCGAGCGGATGGTCAGGTAAAACAGCTGCGTGTACTGCTCACCGTTATCCAGCGTGGCGATGCACTTCATGTAGCACCACGACGCGGCCTGCGCGCTGATGGTTACGGCGCATTCCGTTCCGGATATGCGGGCATTGGACATGAAGATGGCGTAAGGCTGCTGGCACATCCACTGAACGCTGACGATGGATCGCGCTGGATTAATAGCTCCACGGAACTCCGCGCACAAGCAACGCGCTTCGCCACGAACGAGGTCTGATCGATGAACACGATCTCGCTGATATCCACTGACATAAGCACGGGTGACGCGTCCCAACTCATCGCAAGGCGCTGGTGGAAGCATGGTGATGGCGATGGTGGCAACGTTTGACGTGATGCCATCGATAGTTCCCGTATAGGTCAGTGAATCCGGACCGGAATAGCCCTGATTCGGAATGTACTGGATCGTCTGGCCGTTGACCTGCGCTGTGCCGTAAGTAGGCGGCGTGATGATCGCTAGCGAATCCGGCGGTGTCTGCGTACCATTCTCCAGCACGATATAAGGAAGCGATGTCTGTGCCGCCTCATAAGCCATACTAATCGCGGTGTTCTGTGCCGTGATCGTAGGTTCAGCTGTCGGCGTTAGAACGGCATCTTGAGAATACAGAAATTGACCTGTGCCAAGTAGTACAGACACCGTGTCATTGGTGGACAAAGTAAAGCTGAATGGATAGGTTTGATTAGTGGCTAACTCTTGCGTGGCGACTGGCGTTCCATTGATCGTGATGGAGAAGGCTGTCGTATCAGCACTCGTGGAAGTAATGGACCCCGCACAAATGTCCCCGGCGTTCACAGTGCCCTGATAAGTCATATCGGCACCCAGATAGAATTGGCCGTTCAGATTGCTCCCGATGTACTCATACGTCGCTCCCGTCCAATAAGCCGGGGGCTGATCGCCATAATTCGGGTCTTGCCAGTTCGTCCCATCAAGTAGGATGTTTGCCACAGACCTTTCTCCACTCGTCGGGGTACTCCCGTCTTAGCTTGCGTCCCCCGCTTTGGTATAGCCGGTGGACATAGGTTCGTTTTGGAAGATCGATGACTCGGTTAGCGCGTTCTGCGTAGCGAATCTGGGCGTAATCACCGCATACTGTGTAAGCCGAGTGGTCAATCAGAAATCCTCGCGCATACACCGACAAGTGGTGTCGTCTTTCTCCATGTACTTGAAAACCATTCTGTAATACGTACTCCGGTGTAAAGATGACATCAGGTTTGGCTTGAATTGCATCTCGCATATTGCGAAACGCGTCCGGTAGCACGAAGTCGTCATCGTCCACGTATGTGACGAACGGATGGTCGCCCAAGGCATACCCCTTGTCTCGCCCGAGGCCGATGTGGCCTTCGATGCCTTGCACAAGGTGCAGGTTGACCGCGAAGGGGCATCGCTCCATCGCGATCTGGATGGATTCCAGACATTCCCTCAGCCAATCCTTGCGCGAGCTGTTCAGCGTCAGGACGTGGACGTCGAGCATGGGCTACTTCTTTTTCTTCGTGGCTTTCGGCTTGGTATCAGGGTCTTCTAGCTGCTCGGCCTTAGCCTTGCGCAAGAGCTCGTCGAGGCGCTGCTTGGCGACATCAATCGGAACGATTTCATGCTTGAGCGGATTGTCCGCATCACCCGAGATGATGCGCTTATCCCCGTAGCGTGCGTCCCATTTAGCCAACAGTTGCATGCGGATATGGATGCGCAATCGGCGAGCCTTGAAGGCCGCGCGGTACTTGCGGATTTCCGGAAGTTTGGCGTCTTCAGGAAGTGGCTCGAAGCCATCAGCGAGGTCTAGACAGTCCTTGGCTAGATGGTCCATGCCGGTGAGGAACGCGTCCTCGATCATCTGGTCGTACTTCTTGGACTTCTGACGCTGGTAACGCAGCTGATGCGCGGCGACCGGAGGGTCCATATGGGCGCGGATGACGCTAAGCGGGCAGAAACCCTTACTCAGCTGCTCGGCCATGTGCTTGAACGCGTCGTCCCATTCCCAGCCGTTCCATTCGAAAATGGGCAACGCGTCGCGTTCACGCCAGTCCAAGGTCAGTCTTCCATTTTCCCGCTGGCGCGCTTGAACGCCCCATGCATGGCGTCGAAGTGCTGGTTAGCGGTAGGGTGATCGGCGCGCGGCTCGTGATGACGGCGTGTGTAATGCTCACGCTTCTCCGACTTCTCGGCCTTTTTCTCGTGGCGCTTTCCTTCGTGTTCCTTGCGCTCGTGCTTCTTGCCTTCGTGCTTTTTCATCTCGCTTCCCTTGGGTCGGAGCTTTTCGAGAGTTTCAGCGAAGCGAGCACGCTCGCCGACTTTGCCGCCCTTCTTAGCCGCAGCTTCCAGCTTGGACTTTGGAATCTTTTCGCCCTGCTTGACGCCGAGGTCGCGGTGCAACTGGCCGGGACGCTTGATCGCTGACTTGATGAAGTTCTTTGCCATGGCTGGAAGTCCGGCTGAGCGGGATGACGGTGGCCGGAGCATCGCACGCCTTGGCCGTCATGTCCCGCCCTATTTGCGCGAAGTGCTCATCACGCGCCATGGCGAGGTCGTCAGCGAGATCGGATGGTTTCCAGCGACCGGAGTAGACCCCAATCATGGCTGCCGGATACAGGACTTCCCAGAGATGGCAGACGGTGTAGGTCTGGCGTAGGACGTAGACCAGTCCATCGCGGACGAAGACGTGGAAGGGGACGTGGGGACCGACGCGGCGTCGGCGGATTTGCAGGATGAGGTTAGCGACGTGCTCAGGTGAGTCTGTCGAAAGATTCCCCACGGCTTGCGGTGGGCGAACCTTGACCTTGCTCGGGTCCGTCATGGCACGCGACCTCTCATTCACGGTGGCTTGACGGGGAGTCAGTGTGCCACAAAAGGTAAAGGCCGCAACATCTCACGACGTGGCGGCCTTCAGGATAACGACCGGTCAGGGGGAACCCGTCAATCGTTACCGCGAACAGATCGTATCACTTTCCTCAACTAAAATCCGGCAGTAGTCGGAACTGAGGGGACATTAAGCTGTTTCGCATACCACCAGTTCAACCACACATCTTTTGGGGTATACCCATAGCCGATACGTTGACCGTCAAACGCCTCCCAGTAGCGCGATTCACCGCCCAGCATAAACAGCTTGGAGTTGATTACCATGATCCGAGGCTTGTCCTTGTCCTTGTTCATGACTTGCGAGACCGAGTGCGCTTCTTGGCTGTCTTCTTCGGTGCCTTTCGTCCTTGCAACTCGGCTAAGCGTTCTTCCATTTGGGCTTCGGCGGCGGCTCGCTCAGCTGCATTGTTTTCTTCGTAATGATCCCAATCGACTGGTTCTTCCTCAGGCTTATCCCGCAAGTAATCGCGGTAATTGCGAACCGCATGTTCCTTTTCGAGCGTATCGACTCGCTCTCCCAATTCTTCAATCTTGCCCTTAAAGCGCTGGGTCATCTCATCAATCGTGAGAAAGATAGCGCCGACCAGTTCCTTGATTTCAATCCGCACGTTTTTCTCCTATCTTTCTGGAAATAACGGAAGCTACCAGTTCATTCGCAAAAATTTGCAAAGGAAACTGATAAGTTTTTCCACAGCGCTTACAAACCCGCTTATATGCAGTGAATTCACCACATGTTTTCGATTCCATTAGGGCAACTAAAGAGCTCATATAAAGCCTCGGGTTTCGCTTTGCATGGATGCGCCATGAATGAATTCTAAACAGGCAGAGTACGTTCATCAAAACACCCTCCATTGCACATAGACCGCTAGCATTGCTGACTGAAATTGCATAGCCAGATCGTGATAACCCTCATCGTGCAGGCCTTGGACGGTCTTGCGAATGTCCTCTTTGATCCGTTCGTTCTCAAAGTGCCGCTTGCGGGCTTCGATTATCACTGGATCGCGCGAAATGTCCTGCGTTGAGTCGAAAGTGAACTCATGCCACATCACAGCATCTCCGGTGCAAGCAACCGAATCTCAACTTCGGTGCCTCGGGATGTGCGAGCAACGCCATTTCCCCCAGCTTAAATCGCAGATTCATAGTCTTTGCCTCTCAGCACGACGCTTGGCGAGGAATGCATCAAGGGCAAAGGCGAGTGCATCATTAATGCTGGTTATTGGCGCTCCTTCATACGCTACACGGAATTCCTTAGCCTCATCGCTGTTGACATCACGCAGCGCGTTGATAAGCGCCTTCTCGTGGTCGTCGCGCGATACCCAACCACCAGCATCTACGGCTTGCGCGCGATGGGCACGTTGAGCTTCCTGTCTCGTGTACATAGCATTCATCGGCTTAGCCTGCTCAGCCAATCCGACTTGTCCTTTCGCATTATCAGCATCAAACCAAGAAGGCTTTTTACCGATAGGCGGTTTCCACTGCTCGCCGCCATGAAATGTGTATCCGAGGTGGAGAAGAGTTCGGACTGCGGATGTTTCGTAATCGTTGTTCATAAGGTCTTTTCCCGCCTGAGCGCGATGTGTGAGTGGATTGTTAACGATTACTTAGCAACTGCTGGACCAGCGCAAGACCTTTCGCCGTCAGGGCATAGGCTGGGATGGGTCGAATACTATTCGGGCACGGGACACCCATCAGATACCCTCTAGAACGCAATACGAAGAGCTTGGGGCGAATCCGACGGGGTGACCGCATCAGCCCCTTGGCAACCTGTCCGCTGGTCATAGGGCCGCATAGGAGAGCTGTGAGGATGCGCTCGTCAGTCGTCATGGAGCTGACTCCATTGCTCGGCGATCTGGTCCTCGATCTGGCGAAGGTGATCAACCAACCCGGCAGGCGCGCGCTCGGTCACAGGAAGCTCTTGCTGCGGCGCGCTAATGCCTTCGGTGCGCACGCAGCTCAGTTGGTCTTTGCCCGCTTCGTCCAGCATTTTCTGGTAGTGGTACTGGCACACGTAGCCGTGAACTGTGCCGTCTTTGGACTTGATGACGATGTCGCTCTTGCCCTGTTCGTAGATGCGCTCCACGGAGCCATCGGGCATCGTCTGATCACGGTTGGTGCGGATACTCAGGCAACCGGGGATGTAGCACATTTCCTCGCTGACCTTTTTCGGGCGCGTTTGTTCGTGAATGTGCGCGCTACTTCCCAGCGCTTCAGGTAGACCCGACTTGCTTTGGAATTTCTTGGTCATCGGTGGTACTTACCCTCGGCAATGGCGGTGAAATGAGTGGGGTTGGTGAGCCATTCGATGTCGGCTCGGAACGGTGGGCGCCCGTTACTCCCCTGCGTACGTCCCATCAGGAAATCGCTCTGAGCGACGTAATCGAACATGTTCCCCCAATGGTCGAGCTCGGTCAGGTCGTCCTGCCAGCGTTGGCGGATGTAGCCCTTGCGCTTGTCGGTGAGCTTTTCGACGCGGGGAAGCTGCGGGAGCTTTTCGTGGTAGAGGGCAATGATCCGTTCGAAGGGAACGTTCTTGCGCCGCTTGGCTTCTCGGACGGTTGGAGCATCGCCTAGCAGGTCGTGCCCGTTGAGATGATCCCCCTCACCACCGTTAGGTGGGGAGAAAGCTCTTGGTTCCTGCTCTTGTTCTTGTTCCTGCTCTTGCTCCTGATTAGGCATAGCCTTTCGAGTTCCTATCAGGAAGTCTTTCGGTAAGGCTTTCAGGAAGGATGGGTGTAAGGCTTCAAGAAAACTTGTAACTCTTTGAATAACTGGAACAATTAAGGGAGACTCAGGGAGGGTCTCAAGGGACACAGCCCATGCCTTTACGACGTTGGGAGACTCGGGACCGTTGTACTTTAGGAAGTTGGGAAGGGCGATAAATGAGGCTTCAGAATCGAACTGCGCCATACCCTTTGCCAAAGCTTCTCGAAAGGCTTCCGCAAAGGCTTCTTTGGTCCACCCAAGTTCCTCGGCTAAACCGCCCATAGAGCCACGCATTGCGCCTACGGCAGTCATATGCGGATGGGTCAACAGGAACAGAAAGGCCAGCTTTCCACGGTCGCTTAGATCGCGGAACTTCTTGTCATTCCAGATACGCGGGTCGATCTTTCGATAACGGGCCACAAGGCCTCCAGTGAGCCAGATAAGGGGCAGCTCCCGGCTGCTGGTTCAGCTTGTCCCCCGGTGATCAAGCCGGGGTAAGGGAGTGCCGGTGGTAAACCTATCAGACCCACACG